GGCCAAGGCAAGTAGTTCTTCCATGCCTTCTTCTAACTTATCAACTTTGGCAGTTAAATTGTCAACCTTTTCCCAAAGCTGACCATATTTCACAGGATCAATTTCAAAAGACATATTTAGCCCACATTGTTAATCATTGAAGATGTAATGCGTGTTGCACTTTCTACATAGTAAACAAGCACATCAACGGCATTAGCAGTCGTTGTTAAAGTAGGTGCAGTTGCACCAGCGAATTTCCAATTAGAACCATAAGCCAAAGTGCGTGAACCTGTAGCATCTTGAGTAATAACGATCACGCCTGATTGACCAGCTACGATATTTGTAGGATTTGCCAAAGTAGCGTTAGTTGCTAATGTCAAGCTAAAGTTATTAGAATCAGCTAGGTTGGTATTAACAGTTGCACCGCTTGTAAGAACGGTTACTTCACCACGCTGACCAGCCGTAAATGTCTGCACATTACCAACACCCGCGTAATCTGTACCAGCCGTTGCGTTACCAATACCACCTGTTCCGTTACCTTTGAGAATAGCTGTGCCAACAGTAGTAAACGCTGCCACTTGACTTACAGTAGCCGCATCCGTTGAAGCAATACCATCGGCTAAACCTGTAATACGGTTAGCACCCATCTTTAGGTTACCAGTTGCCGTTGTTTGACCGTCTGCCGCCAATGATCCAGTTAAAGCTGTAGCAATATCTGAAAGAGAAGTATTAGCCCAAGTGGAGCTTATAGTTGTGCCTGTTACTACTGGATTACCAGCAGGTAGGGTATATGTACCTGATCCATTGCGTGACATTATTTCTTCTCCTCTTGATTTGCACCAATTTTTGTAGCACCTTGAAGCATTAACATTCTTGCTAAATTTCTTGTTTCAGGGCTTAAATTTTGCATTTGTTGATTAGTTAATCTGCTTTGTACAGGTTTAGATAATGCAGTAGCACGCAAAGCTGGTCTGATTGCACCACTAGCAAAACCTAAAGCAGCTGTCTGAGAATCACCACCATACAATCCAGCAGTACCAAGACCTAAACTAGCATATAAATCTAATGGGCTTGTTTGGGGTATGCTACCCATTCTTTCAGTCGTTTGAACGGCTGTTGGAAAGGCTTGAGCAAACTCTGCAGATTGTTTTAATTCACCTGACAATGGTTTACCTTTTTGCAATTGTGCAGCTAATTTTTTAGCATCTACAGAACCTGAAGTTTGATTTAAAGCATTTTCTACAGAATAAGTTTTCGCAATAGTTTGGCGAGCATCTCTAAAATTTTTAAGTGCATCAGGATTTTTAACAAGTTTTAAATGCTCTTCTAAAGCATCTTCCATTGCATTTGCGGCTTTTTTAGATGCCTTACCAACATCAGTATTTCCTGTTCTAAAAGCATCATCCGCTTGAGTTCTTAATTGTTTAATATTTGAAACAACAGAGCTAGCATCAAATGATGGGCTTTTTAAAGAATCAACCAATTCAATGACTGAACTTGGTTTTTGATTTGGAAAATCTTTTAATATCTTTACAAATGGTTGCTTTATTTCATCTAAAGCCTGAAAGTAAGATGTTGTTGGTGTAATTGTTCCAGCATTACTAACTGCATCGTAAGACTTACCAGCAGTTGTTCTTAAATTGCTAAGAACTTCAGGTGTAATAACAGTTTCTTCAGGTAATCCTAAAGATTTAGCCGCTAGTCTGTTGGTTACTTGTTGATTTTTAAAGCTGGCGTTTTGAGCAGTTGAAATTTTACCTGCAGAGCCTTCAATAACACGATTTAATAACGATGGATTTACTTGGGTTGGGGGTATTACATAACCTACATTTTGCCCTTCCTTTGCTGCCTGTAAAGTTCCTTGAGGTACAGAAGGGCCACGAATAGCATTGGCTACAGCTTGAACGCCTTTTTCTAATGTAGGGGTTGCTGCACCAAAAGCACCGCCATACAAAGCGGCTTTTTCACGATTTTGATCATCAGGTGTTAGTCCATAACCTAAACCAGCACCAATAATAGCTTGTTCACCAGTAGCTCTAGCAAAACTAGGTATCTTGTTCAAATTTTGTGCAACTTTAGGTATGTTACTAACAGCAGTAACACCCTTTTGAGCGGCACTAAATGGCAAAACATAAGAACCTGCCTGACCAATAGTTCCAGCTACAGGAGCAACATTTTTAGCTCCTTCTGTCAACGCACTACCTACCTCAACCATGCGATTACCAGCATTGTAAGGATTGCCAACCATTTGAGTTAAAGCACCCACGCCTTTAACAAGTTCACCAGTACCAGCAACCATCATAGGCCCAAATACACCTGACTTGCCACCTGTCTGTGGGTTGCGTAATGAATCTAAAAATTTATCGTAAGCTGAAGGCTGTGCTTTTTCATCCCAAGATATATCTTCTTGAAATTTTGGAGTATCCCAAGCAATATTTTCTTTGGTCATGGGGTATATACCTTTGTTCCATCAGAATATTCAGTTACTTTCTTACCTTTATTAGGGCCATCTTTGACCATACCTGTTCTTGTAACAGATTTTACTGACTTAGACGGATTTTCTTTTTCTGCACTTGCCTCTTGGGGTAAAACGATGTGCTTCCTATACATTTCAGGAACAGGTTTATTTACAGAGCTATATTCTTTAAGAATAATTCCTGTGCCAAACTCTTTTTGAGTTTGTGCCAAGTTTTTAATAGTGTCTTTTGTAACAAGTAATGATGAAACACTTGAATAATTAGGGAATAAACTCTTTAAAATTCTTTCGTCACCACCGTTTAATACGCCTAATTTAAACGCTTCTTTACCAGTCAACATGGCTGTATTGTAAGCAGCATCAATTTTTGATCTTACTTGTGGATTAGCTAAATCTTTTGTATCAACAGAATTTAGAATTTGTACATATTTATCTAAAGCATCTTGATAAGAAGCAGCACCAACAACGGCTTTTTTGCTATCGCCCTCTAACGGCTTAAATTGCTCTTTTTGATATTCACGAACCGCCTCAGAACTTGGTAAACCTGCAGGTGGTGGGGGTGGTTTGAATGGGTCATATCCTAATGAATTAACCAAATCATTTTTTGTAACATTTGTAGCTACTACAGGCTTAACAGTAGGCATTAAAGGATTTGCTTGAACTCCACCAGCATTACCAACAACAGGCATATTGCCACCAGTTACAGGATTACCACCGCCAAAGTTGCTTGGTATTTGAATATTTTTATCTTTAAAATTAATTATGTCATTTGCTGAAAGTGCTGGTTTTGAAACTCCCAAGAATTGCATAGTGCTTCTAGGGTCTGAAGAGTTTGAGTCGTAGCGATAAGTTTCTGTATTACCAGTTTTGTCGTTATATTGCGTAATTTCTTTATAAACTGGTTCTTTAAACTGTCTTTCCAACAATTTAGTACCAAGACCTGTTTCTAATGCTGTTGCATTTGGTCGTAACAATTTGGCAATAGCGGCATTACTATCAGGTGCAATCTGTGTAACTTCTTTTGTTGGGCCTTCCATGCCTGCACCGTAAACAGTTTCTTCGCCACCTTTTGATAAACGCAAAGCATCAGCAATATTCTTTTGGGCTAACGCTTGATTATCTAAAGTCAATTGTGCCTGTTTAGTATCCGCTTGGTTCAGCATATAAGCACCAAGAACAGGATTTAATGCAGAGCTAAGTTGTTGCGTGAAAGAAGGTGCAACAAAGCGACCACTAACCATTTGACCTTGTGGCTGTTGATTTTGTTGTAATAAAGCGGCAGCATATTGTTTTTGTCTTTGTAATGCTTGAGCTTCAGGGTCAACGAGAGTTTGACTTATCATTGGGTCAGCTTGCGTGATAAAAGGATTATTCGGCATAATTTCCAAATCCGTTAGTACCTCGGTTGTAATCACTCAAAGGATTAAATACGTTAGAACCTAATTGATTAATTTCTGCTTTTTGAGCATCTGATAGTTGAGTAGTGTTACCTTTTCGCAACATATTTGCCATAGCCATTGGACTCATTCCACCCATGCCACCACCTGTAGCTTGACCAGCTTGAGCAGCTAATTGGTTCATTTGTTGTAATGGAGCTTGATTGCCGTAACCAGTTGCTTTAGTCGTAGGCATAAAGCGTTGCTGTTCTTCAAATACAATATATGGGTTCATTGTAAAGCTCCATAATTAACCATCTTGTAACCGTCAGGATGCTCTATAACGGCTTCAGGCATGACTTTTTCAACTTCTTGAGCCATTACACCAATATGTTTACCTTCGCCACCAATGTGCTTGTATTCAGGTTTGAACTCGTATTCGTAAACAGGCAAGCCATTTTTCAAATAACCAACAGATTTAATATTTTCTTTTAATCTTATGTCTGATGGCATCATCATGTAAGCAGCACCTAAATTACCACCTAAACTTAAAAGACCGTTAGTAAAACTGCTACTTGAAGCGTTTTTCGCATTTGAATTAGCTAAATCAGCGTTATAGCTTGATTGGGCAGCACCCATGTAATCAGCACCAGCAGGCGTTGTTACAAAATTAGGGTTATTTACCTGAGAACCTGAACGAACAGCGTTCAGCGTATTAATAGGTTCATTTCTCTTGTAAGCTAATTGACCAAAACCTTGTTGATTGGCGGCAAGACCTGTATTTGTACCTTGAATAATAGAGCTTGTTATCTTGTCGTTTTGGCGTTCATCAAACATTCTCTTGGCGTTTGCATAGGCCTCTGAACCTAAAGGTATACCTTGGTTTGCCATTTGACTATCAAACTGTTGTTGTTCCATTTTTATTGTAGGTTGAAGCCTACGCATAATAGAATCAGTCATGTTCTCGCCAGCATTGATACCAAATTGTGGCAATGAACTAGTATCAAACGAGTTAGAAATCATGTCTTTTACATAACCAAGACCTTGTTGCTGTAAATCAGCAAGACCTAAACTTGTTTTATTTTGCTGTTCTAATAGTTTTTGCTGATCAGGGGATAAATTAACATTAGCCGTATATGTTGGGTTTCCCTGAGAATCAACAGCACCTTCGGTATATGTTAATGAACCGTAAGGCGTATTTTGATTAATGCGATTGCCAGCGGCAGTAGATTCTGCTGCACCTTTATAATCGGGTGCTGCTGGCGTACTATTGCTTTTTCCCATATCTTTCCCCTAAAAATCTACAATCGGCTTTTGCCATTGTAAAAAATATCAAGTCTGAATCAGGAAAAACATCAAGTAATCGTGCTTCTTCCTTAAAACCCAGCTTTTCATCAAACTTAATCGCTTGTATGTTATTTGATTTAACTGGGCCAATTATCTTGCTTACCCCTAATTGTATAAAAGGATAGTCAAAAATGATAGCTAAAAATTGACTATTTATTCTGCCCTTTATAACAATATGGCAAGTAACCGACTTACCGTTAAAATCTTCGTACCAAACACCTGCAATTAGTTCATTATCCTTAATTAATCCAATTGTTGCAGAGTTCTCAGCAGTCCAAACCATGTCAAGTTCCTTAGCAATCCAAGGCCCAACATAATCTTTATCTGTTGTAATCAAAGAACCCCACCTAATTCCATTACATAATCCGTAGATGCCCAATGGAAGTCAATGCCTTGCGATGCCACATTAATATTAATTGAGCCAGCAAATCCTGTTCCGTTAACGCCTTGCCAAAACTTTGTAACAAATAATTGCCCACCCCAGTTGGCATCATCCCAAACTGCTACATCCCAAACACCTACATCCAATACTGATGGGTTAAAGCTGATCTGATTGGTCAATGGTACTGTGTCAAAATCCGTACTAATACCGCACAAAACAGTCGGTAAGCCATTATCTGTCTGTAGGATAGGGCGTACTAGGGTAAAGCGTTTAAGCTGTCCACGGCTATCAAAATAGCTATATGCTTGTTGTGCAGTTGCAACAATATTTTGACCATCATCTGCGTTTGCAGAATAAAACTCACCTACAAAGCCATTTGATCCGAAGAACATCTTGTTGTTGCCTGAAACTTCCCAGCAAATAGCATTAACACCAGTAAATCTAGCCCATGACTTTGTGATCGTGTGCATGACATATTGCTCTTTTCCGCTATCCGTAGGGATATTAAGAATGAGCATATTTTCACTAGCAAAGTAGTTAATCTGCCAACCAAAGTTATTAGGGTAGACCGTTGCCGCCTGACTGACAGCAAAGTAAATCTTATCTGTAATATTGATTCGTGGGTCTAAGCGTGATGATTGCAATGCAGCAGACATTGGCACTAAACCATCTTGCGTCAACAATAATAGATCGCCACCAAACTTAAAGAAGCATCTACGAGCAAAAGTTTGACCCATTTGCCATACGCCTACTAAACTCCATGCGTTAGGGTCACTAGGATTAGTTCCTTTATAAACAATAACTTCGCCCATTGATGTGACATAAGCAGCTAGGTCATCAACGCCATAACCAGCATCTAATGTCCATGTACCCATTGCTTGTAAGAAGCCACCTGAGTTAGCTATTGACCCTAAAGGAAACTCTGAAGCCACGCCACCAATAGATTCAACATCTAAATACCAAAAACTCATACTGTCTTTTTGCACAAAGAACAGTCTGTTTTGGCACATATTAATATTAATAAATTTATTGCTGTTAATGC